ATGCTGGCACCCCATCACGGCGCATGGCCGTCAAGACCATCACCCGGTCCCTGTAGGCGTCGATTTCCGCCCAGAGCTTGACCGCATAGGGACTGCTGAATTCGTACTGCCCGACACGCAGTGTGTCGTGGCAGTCCGCGATTGCATGGGCGCATTCGGCCAGCGTTGTCGCCCTGCCTGCCTTGGTTCGCGCCGTGGCGCAGATTTCGCTGTAGGTCATGGTCATCCTTTCAGTCGATATAGGCCAACGTGGCCCAGATGCGGGTGAATCGGTAATGGCTGGGCAGCATCTCGCGCAGCTTAGGGCGAGCGGCCTCAATGGCGGCCTCTGCCGTGTCCGCCACTACCAGCACGGCGCGACTGCCATGCTGGTAACGGGCGGTGACTTCGTAGGTGTAGGTCATGGACTCGATCCCTTGCTGGGGCGGTGCCGACTGGCACCTGAAACCCCGCAGCTTTGATGATATCGAGGTCTGGTAAACGGTGCAAGCGATATCGCTCACCTATGGGCCACAGAGGGCAGACAACTGGCATCGATGCAAGCTGCCTCGCGTCTGACATGAAAGCGCAAGCCTTGTCAAGCCCACTGGCTGAAAACACAGTGTCGATTTGAAGCGATTAGAGCCCCTCAGAGCGTTTTTAGGGGGTCCAAGCACCTACCCCCTTAGAACTTTTTTTTAGGGGCCTCAAATCGATCCCAACACAGGTTATCCCCAGACTCTTATATAAGACTCGCAAAAATGGCGAGTTGTCCACAGCCTGTTGACAACTTCAAGCTGGCGGCTAGAATGAGAACGGTGGACGCCTAGCAGGCATTCGGCGTCGATGTAAAGGGGGAATGCACCATGGTGGCGAAAAAAGACGGTAACAGGGTTGATCCGGTTGACATGCTCGACCAGATGAGCGAGGAAGATTGGCTCGAGGCAGATGAGAATGATTCGCATCTGGAGAACCCGGCAGGCAGCGAAGCGGAACAGGCAGCGGAGGACGCGCAGGCTCCGGCTCGGTCATTGCATGCCGTGGGGAGCGGGAGACAGATGACAGACAAGCAGAGAGCATTCGCTCAAGCCCTCATCGAGGGCCAACGCCCCGTGGACGCCTACCGCAGCAGCTATCCAGACTGCCGCGCCGCAACACAGACCATCGTCACCGCAGCCTACAAGCTCAGGCGGCATCCCAACGTCCAGCGGATGCTGGCAGAGGCCAGCGACCAGAGCACCGACAACATCGCGGCAAGTGTCGAGGCGCAGCGGCTCCATGTCTTGCGGGAGTTGATCGAGATGAGCAAAGTAGCTAAACAGGAAGGCAGTCGCCTCAGGGCATTGGAGCTACTCGGACGCTCCGCCGGGCTGTACCGTGACCAGAGCCAAGCTAAACAGGCCGAGCCCATCACGGCAGCCCAGCTAAAGGCCAGCCTCGCCTCGCACCTCAAGCTCGTAAACGGGGCCAGCCGCCGCGCAGAGCCGAAGGACGGGGACGCATGACCCACCCGCACCCGCACCCCCGCGCACACGCATAAGGCACCCGTCACCCGTTACGCTCTATTCCCCTCTTGCAGTTACCACCCCCATTCATTCCAAATCCCCTACCCCCACCCCCACATATATTTTGGAAACATAAAGTGAGAACAAGCGTTCCTATGGATGAGATTGTTGATTATGCGTACCCAGCGATGATGGCTGAAAAGGCTCTTAAACGAGTGCATGACGCTGCGCTAGACAATGATTTGGAGTTAGCGATGGACGAGGCTGCTAACGCGATCAAAGAGGCTAGGAAGCTGTATGCGGCGTTAAACGCCATGCAGGAGAAGCGGTGAAAGATAGCTGGAAGATCATTTTGGATTTCATTCGGGCTTACACGAAGAAGCATGGAGTGCCGCCTTCCTATGCGGTCTTGGCGGAGGGTCTTGGAATGAAGTCCAAAGGGAACATGCACAGGATAGTGAAGAAGCTCGAAGAGCTTGGTTATGTGGAAACCAAGCCAAGAAAGTTCTATTCGATCAGGATTGTGGACAGGTCTATTGAGGAAGTCACATCCCTATGACGTTGCTGACGAAAGCGGAGCTATCCAGCTACATGGCTGCTGTGGACAAGGTGCCAGCTAAAGAGCGGGAGAAGATAGTTGCGTTGTTGGAGCTTGATCGTTTAGAGAGATGCAAGGAGTCATTCCTGTTCTTCGCTAAACAGATGTGGCCTATTTTTATCTCGGGACGCCATCACCAGATCATGGCGGATGCTTTTGAGAGGGTGGCTAGTGGAGACTTGAAGAGGCTGATCATCAACATGCCTCCAAGGCATACGAAGAGTGAGTTTGCTTCGTATCTGCTCCCGGCATGGTTCTTGGGTAAGTTCCCAGAGAAGAAGATCATTCAGACGGCCCACACTGCGGAGTTGGCTGTGGGTTTTGGACGCAAGGTAAGAAATCTTGTGTCATCAGAAGGGTATGCGAAGGTGTTTCCAACGAAGCTGTCTAGTGATTCCAAAGCGGCAGGACGATGGAACACTGACAAGGGCGGAGATTATTTTGCTATTGGTGTTGGCGGTGCTGTGACAGGTAAGGGTGCGGACCTATTGGTCATTGATGATCCGCATTCTGAGCAGGAAGCTAAACAAGGCAATCCTGCGGTCTATGACAATGTGTATGAGTGGTACACATCAGGCCCAAGACAGCGTTTACAGCCCGGTGGGGCAATCATTATTGTGATGACTAGGTGGTCCAAGAAGGACTTGACTGGTCAGATACTGAAGAATTCTTCTAAAGATGGCACTGATGATTGGGAAATCATTGAGTTTCCAGCGATTCTTCCTTCTGGAAGTCCTCTGTGGCCTTCATTTTGGAAGAAGGAGGCTCTTGAGTCGCTGAAAGCGGAGCTTCCTGTAGCGAAATGGGAGGCTCAGTACCAGCAGAATCCCACCTCGGAAGAGGGTGCAATCATCAAGCGGGACCAATGGATGGTTTGGGAGGGAGATACACCCCCTTCTTGTAGCTACATCATTCAATCTTGGGACACAGCCTTTGAAAAGCACAACAGAGCGGACTATTCAGCTTGTACAACGTGGGGAATCTTTGATCACCCGGACAAGAATGGCAACACAAGGCCCAACATCATTATGTTGGACGCCTATAAGGCGCGGCTAGAGTTCCCTGACCTCAAGGACAAGGCATTTGAGATGTACAGGGAGTGGGAACCAGACACGCTGATTGTAGAAAAAAGAGCGGCGGGGGCTCCTTTGATATATGAAATGCGGCAGCGCGGCATTCCTGTAGCAGAATACACCCCGTTTAAGGGTAACGACAAAATCTCTCGCGTAAACTCTATTTCGGACCTGTTTGCTTCGCAAATGGTGTGGTGTCCAGATACAAGATGGGCGGATGAAGTGATGGAAGAGATGGCGGCATTCCCTAACGGTGAGCATGATGACTTGGTGGACTCCGCAAGTCAGGCTTTGATGAGATTTAGACAGGGTGGCTTCTTGCAGTTGCCGACTGATGAAGAAGACGAGCCTATTTTGTTTAAGAGTAGCCGTAGAGCGGCTTATTACTAAAGGTACAAGTAATGGCAACGAACGTAGATAAAAGCGTGTACCAAGCCCCATCAGGGCTGGAGTTTTTGGGCGCAGATGATGGGCACAGTATTGAGATTGAGGTGATAAATCCAGAAGGAATGTCAGTCGGCATCGACGGCGTTGAGATTGATCTCATGCCAGACAAGGGTGGCGATAGCACCTTTGAGGCCAATCTTGCGGAGTACATAGACGACGGAGCTTTGCAAGAGATTGCTTCTGATCTGATTGGCCTTGTAGATGCTGACATCAATTCTCGCAAGGACTGGGTAGACGCTTTTGTTAAGGGTCTGGAAGTTTTGGGAATGAAGTATGAAGAGCGGACAGAGCCTTGGTCAGGTGCTTGCGGCGTTTACTCGACTCTACTGACAGAGGCCGCTATTCGTTTCCAAGCGGAGATGATTACTGAGACTTTTCCTGCCCAAGGCCCAGTCAAGACTCAGATCATTGGTGCCGTGGACAAGATGAAAGAAGAAGCGGCGGATCGAGTTCGTGATGACATGAACTTCAAGCTAACCGAAGAGATGATCGAGTACCGCGCAGAGCATGAGCGGATGCTTTACTCCCTTGGTTTAAGCGGTGCTGCGTTTAAGAAGGTTTACTTTGACCCCTCCATGGGTCGGCAGACCGCTATCTTTCTCCCCGCAGAAGACATGGTGATGCCTTATGGAGCATCGACCATTTACAACGCAGAGCGGGTCACGCATGTGATGCGCAAGACCAAGAATGAGGTCAAGAAGCTGCAAGTCGCTGGGTTCTATAGAGAAGTGGAGCTTGGCGATCCGGTGCATATCTTCACGGACGTAGAAAAGAAGAAAGCGGAAGAACAAGGCTATAGCCTGACTGACGATGACCGCTATCAATTGCTGGAAATTCATGCGGACTATGACTTGCCGGGGTTTGAAGATGAGGATGGGATCGCTCTTCCTTATGTCATCACCATTGAGCGCGGAACTCAGGAAGTCCTGTCTATCCGCCGCAACTGGGTCGAAGACGATGATCTGAAGATCAAGCGGCAGCATTTTGTCCAGTACACCTACATTCCCGGATTCGGTGCTTATGGTCTTGGGCTGATCCACCTGATTGGTGGTTATGCCCGCGCAGGTACTAGCCTGATTCGTCAGTTGGTAGATGCGGGTTCGCTATCCAACCTACCCGGCGGTCTCAAAAGC